TGTTGCAGTAGTCACGGAGGCTGTAGATTGGCCTAGAGCTATATTAACAACAGTTATAGTTATGAGAGAAGTGGCTGATTTAGAGGGATCAGCAATTGAAGTGGCTCTAAGGGTTGCCGTACCGCCTATGGGGGAGGCCGATGGAGAAGTATATAGCCCATCGGCTGTGACAGTTCCATGTGTATTGTCCCCATCAATGGACCAAGTTACATTGGGATTAACAGCACCAGATACAGTGGCTGAAAATTGTTGGGATACAGAACCATTTATAGATACAGAAGAAGGCGAAATGCTTACTGCAACTGTCTGGGGAGCTACGGTTAATGTTGCTGTTGCAGGGGTTGTTCCATACACACTACTGGAAACGGTTAAAAGATAAGTAATAGAAGATGTTCCTGCAATAATTGCAGAAGAGGGTACTCCAGAAGCCAAGGAGCCAACTGAATGATCAATAACTCCAGTTCCATTTACATATACTGGTGTTATTGTGTAGGACTGACCCACAAGAGGAGAAGATACAGAAGATGTAAAAGAAGCTATGGTTGGATTAGGAACAATAGTAGCAACGGCTGTGCTATTTGATTTAGATGGGTCTGAAATAGAGGTTGCAGTGATATAGGTAGTTCCGGCAGTTCTGGGTGCTGTGAATACCCCAGAGGAATTAATAGAGCCGGAACCAGAATAGATTGACCAAGTGACTCCAGTATTTGTAGCTCCAGTTACGGTTGCAGTAAATGTTTGAGTAGCAGAAGTGGCCATCGTAACTGTGGCGGGAGTGACTGAGGGAACCGCTACAGTTTGTATGGTGACAACTTTACTTCCACTTTTTGTCCCATCTGCTACAGCAGTAGCTCTTAAAGTGGAGAAGCTAGCAACACTAGCGCCAGTGGGGGCAGTAAAAGTGCTAAGGCTAGTAGGGGGAGTAAAGGTATTTCCACTAAAAGTCCCAAAAGGTGATCCTCCATCCACGGACCAAGTTACAGCCAAGTTCACAGCGCCGGAAACAGTAGCCGTAAAAGCACTAGAACCACCCTGTAGGAGATTGCTGATCCCAGTTACAATAACACTGACTGTTTGAACTGTAACTGTAATGGAGGTATCAGAATAGATCCCAGCACTATTGTAAGCTCTTAACCAGTAGGTTGTAGATGTAGTGAAGCCCCCAGATTGAACGGGAATAGCTACACTGTTTGTAGCACTAGACGAGATATCATTTGCTCCTTGAGTAGTGCCAACAACGGCTGAAACACCGTTATGAGTGGGGGTTATAGTAATGTTTGTTGACCCTCTAAGCGGATTAGTTGAAGTAGCGGAAAGACTTACTGTAGGAGGATCGACCACAGTAATAGCGGGAGTGGTCACACTTATACTTGGGTTTGCTATTGAAGTTGCAGTTATGTAAAGGGTGCCAGCAGCAGAAGGAGTAAAAGTAGAACCAGACCACGATCCAGCTACTCCTGTATTACTCCAAGATATACCAGAATTTAAAGCTCCTGATACAGTAGCGGAAAAATTTCTAGGTTGTCCAGTTCCAATTGGGGTTGTTGGAGAAATAGAGGATATAGAGACAGTTTGAGGGGTTACGCTAACTGTTGCGTAAACATAAGTACCCAAATTTACAACAGATAAAGTGTAAGTTCTAGGTACAAGGGGGGTTGTAGCTATCCCCACACCACTAGAAGCACTACTTGTAATATCTGAAGAGCCATTACCACTCCACCCAATTTCCCCAGTTCCATTAGAGAATACCGGAGTTAGGGTTACAGAATCTCCATACAGAGGACTGGAGGAAGATATTGAAAAACTTGAAATAGAGGGAGTAGGATTAACTGTTATGGTCACAGAGGAAGTAACTGAAGTTCCTGCATAGTTAGTGGCCGTTAGTGTATATGTAGTAGTAGAGGTCGGAGAAACAGAAATGTTACCACCACCTGGAGATCCAAGATAAGTAATGGACCAATTTGAGGCATTCTCCAATGACCAAGATAAAGTTGTTGACCCACCAAGGGGAATAGTGTAGTAAGAAGCTGTAAAGTAATCTATAGAGGGGGCTGGAACGGTTATAACATAAGTTGAATCATTTACAGAAGTGGCCCCAGCTAAATTAGTTACTGTTAAAGTGTAATAATTTGTGGCATCACTTCCTGGGGTAAAAGTATAAGGTGTGCCAGAGGTTACAGCCGTTGAGATACCTGAACCGGTCAGAGTAGCAGTACCTCCTGTAAAGTTTGGGGTTAGCGTAACTGTAGCACCATCAGTAACATAAGAATAGGAAGGGGTAACAGAAATAGCATGAGGAACATCAACAACCTGGATTAAAACGTAAGAAGTATAACCACAGCCTATTACAGAGTTAGCATAAGTAGGATTTATATTTGCAAATCCTGGAGTCATACCAGCAGAGAAAACAGTTGGGCTGGAAGAATAAGAACTTAGTGATCCAACTCCGCTTAGGTGCCAAGTTAGAACAGGAGAATAAAAATTGGTTATTGAGGCAGATACATTTACTGATCCGCCAATTGTTACATATGCAGTGGTGGTAGATGCGGGGGATGCTGTTACACTAGGGTCCAAAAGGGTGAAAGATACTGAAGAGGTGACTACTGGAGTCCCGACCACCGTGAGAGTAATAGGACTACTGGGATTTCTTCCAGTGGTAAACTCAGCAACGGTAGTGTAGGTATTACCACTAACTAAACTGGAAAAAAGTTGCCACGTTGGAACACTAATGTTACTACTAGTTGCATTAGTAAATACAGGTACCATGGTCAGGGGGGTGCCATATAGGAGAGTTGCTCCATTAACACTTGTCCCTGATGGATCTTTTACAGTAAAAGAAGTAATTGTAGTGGTCATGCTTTACCTTTTAGGCGTATTGCTCAATATCCAACTGCACAGTTACAAGCGAAGCTGAGCCAGATGCAGTTACAGCCATTGATACTACATCTCCCATATGCAGAGTAATGGGAGTAAATGCAACAACTTCAATAAATCCAGTATCTCCAGAAGTTAAGCCTATGGTGGCAATTATGGTTCCATTTATTTTGATGACCAAAGTGCCGGTCCCAGGAGTTCCAGAATAATAGAAAATATTGCGTAATGATCCTGGTCCATCTATTCTCATAACTGGTTGATTATCAGTGGTTAAAACGGAAGACTCATAATAGTAACGAATTGGAGATTTAACCACATTTGTTGGGTGAATGTGATCTTCTCTCGATCCCAGAGCGGCAGTTCCTTGGGTGGCTGCTGTAGGGGAGGCAGGAAGGGGCTCAGCATCGCCAGGAGCGGCTAATACGAGGGTCTGAAGGGATAAAGCCGTGGGAAATGGGTGAACGTGATCAGAATGGGCTGCGTTGGTATCTGTGCCTATAGCAGCCGTGCCCAAAGCTTTGGGAGAAATTCCACCAGGATTTGGGGTTAGCTGCAATTGAACAGTATTTTGAACTCTACTCCAATTTGTTCCATCTGAAATAATCCAATCACCGGCATTCCAGGTATTGATCCCATTGATAAGTGTATCCCCAGCGTGAGAAACGATATAATACCACCCACGGCTTCCTACTGGAACTGTGTTGGATAATGTTGGTATATTAGTTGAGGCATCCCAAGTTCCTTTTAAAGACAGAACATCCTGAGATTGGTTAATGGTGGGTCTAAAAGCAATTTCAATATTGGTATTAGTCACATTAATGACTTCACCAATTCTCTGGTAATTTGGGCTATCAGTAGGTTGATGGGTTGTTATTTTACCGGCCAAGTGATTGTCAAGAAATACCGAAGAACCAATATCAGCGGAAAGAAAAGTATAACTATCCCCACTCCCATCTCCCTGAATTAAATTAACTTGGTTGTTAATTCCTCCAGTGTTAACCACCATAGGGGTAGTATTGTTAACCCAAGGGTCTAAGGTGAACCCCATGGCGGGATAACCAGCAACAGCATTAGCGAGTCTAACTTTTCTTGCATTAGCTATACTATCCCAATACATGTTTACGAAAGAGCCTGGATCAATATTATTGTCCGATAGGGCTTCAAAAGGAGACTGGGCTCCGCTGGTATCCTCAATGACTAATCTAGAGATTGGATCAAATACTACCGGTATATTTAATGGCATTAAAAACTCCTTGATTTCATTTTTCTTTGAGGTGCTTCATAAGCTAGATCCTCTTCAGTGGCCTCTGATTGTTCAGGGTCATTGGCCAGAGCTTCCTGCATGGCATTTGTTCTGTCATTGGGAAGATCATGATGACTTCTCTGGGTAGGCTCTACAACCTCTCCAGAAATATCTAATCCATATGCTTGCTTTAGTAACTTAGAAGAGAATAACAAAAAGGCCCCCTAAATTAGAGGGCCAAAGTTGAAATCAAGGGCTAACTTATGCCTTAGAGGATTCGCAAAGTGTATGAAACTTCTCCATGAGGTTCCAGCGGAAGGATCGAACAGGCTGAATCAAAGGCATTCCTGCCTCATCGGGAGTCCTATCTCCCTTCTTCTGGTTACACTTGAAACAAGCAGCAACCAAGTTACCTGGGTTGCTTCCACCACCACGGCTCCTAGGGAGAACGTGATCAATGGTTGTGGCCTTATTTCCATCAGGTCCACAATACTGGCAAACGTGCTTATCACGCTCAAGAATACCACGAAAACCGCGACCAACAGTGATCTTCGACTCCTTAACAGCAGAAGCAGAAGGGTAGATGATGATCTGGAAGTCCTTGTAAGACTCCAACTCGTAGAAAGCCAAACGAGCCCAGGTAGAAAGATTCAGAGCTTCAGCCCTCATAGTTACCAGGGCCTTAATAGCGTGGCGGCGGGAGACTTCCATCATGGGCAGGAAATTCCTATCCACAGCAATAACCCGATCATTCAGGTGCTTCTTGTTCTTCCGCTTGTCCATAAATTCACCTTTACTAAGGAGAGGGGAAACCTCTCACCCTTATTATACTTCAGATATTCTCTTTTACTCCAAATTATGTTGTTTCGAAGCCAACTCCTTTTTTACCCGAAAGTTTATCAGAATTTAGCAGTTTCTTTTGTTCTTTGAGTCTCTTCATAGTGTCTTCGAAAGAGTAATTGAAGCAAGTAACAGAAACAATAATTTCCTTCAAATGAGCAATAGCAAAATCCTTTGTTTCCTTGGCCCACACTTCAAGGGTATCCAATGGGATGTTCTTGGCTTTTGCCACAAGATAGAAAAGTCTATCATCATAGGAGGGAAGACCAATTGTAATAACTTGGTCAAAACGGCTTGGGCGATCTAAGAATCTGCGGTCAATTTGCTCAGGGTAATTGGTGGTGGCAATATAGACAATGTGGTCTACGGATTTTTCGCCATCAAATAGGCTAAGGAAATCAGCTTCTTCATAGTTTTGAATAAGGGAATCAAAGTCCTCCAAGATGCAAATAATTTTCCTCTCAGGCTCAATAGAGCGAATCATACGAAGGCAGGCGTAACCAATATTGGGATTTTCAAGATAGAGAACTATGCCATCGAACTCAGTTACAAGAGTTTTAGACAGCAGTTGAATGGTGCTAGATTTGCCACCACCCGGAGGCCCTACTAGAAAAATACCACGTTTATGCATGAAGCCGTTAGTAGCAAAGGTGTCCTCTAGGGTCCAAAAACGAGAGAATTCTCTCATAAGTTCTGGCATTTTTCCAGAAGGAAGCACCATTAATTCATCAGTAACCGGAGTTTCTTTGATGAGATAGGGCTGTCCATTGTTAGTCATACCAGCAGAGTAGACTCCGGCTTCTAAAGTGTTTCGAAATTCCTGTACGGAGATAACAACACCGTCTTTATCCGCCCAACCAGACTTAGAATCATTAACGATGAAAGCTTCACTGAACTGAGAGGCCAGACGAGAGTTTCCATCGTTAATAAGAACTTGAGTAACTTTCGTTATGAGATCGCGTTTTTCTTTATCAATAATTTTACCCTTAACTTTTGGGGTAGGGGAGGCTACTTCAGGGCTACATGGATCATATGGGACTGGGTGGCTTGAGGGCTGCTTTCGGCTCATTACTTTTCCTTTAATAGATAAGTATTGTTGATTAATCAACTTTCAATTGCTATTACTGAGGTTCAAGATGTTTCAACTATCAAAAGCTAGCCTGGAAACCAACAAAAGTGAGTTGCAGGGGTCTGGAATATACCGTTTAGCATCAAACTCAGGAAAATGTTATATTGGATCAGCAGGGAGTTCTCGCGGGATATTACGAAGGTTAAAAGACCACTTAATCATGTTAGAAAGAGGTAGCCATCATTCCAAAAAGCTGCAAGCTGCATGGAATAAATATGGGGAACTACATATAACTATTTTGGAGCGTGTAACAGAAAGATTGATAGAACGAGAACAGTTTTACATTGATTTTTACAGGTCTGCAACTGAGGGTTATAATAGCAACCCAATAGCGGGTAAAACTAGATTAGGAACAAAACTATCTGAGGAGACTAAAGAGAAGATCAGGGTGGCTAACACTGGCAAAAAAGCCTCTGAAGAAACCAAAAAACTAATGAGAGAAGTGGCTAAGAGAAAAATGGAAGAAGACCCGGAATTTGGAAAGAAGAGATCACAAAAACTTGTTGGGGTTCCTCGTTCTGAGGAGTTCAAAGCTGGTAGAAGAGCCTTTAAACACTCAGAGGAAACAAGAGAGAGAATGAAGGGGCCTAAGTCAGATGAACATAAGATGAAAATAACTGAGGGGCTGAAGGGTAAACCCAAATCTGAAGAGCATAGAAAAAATATAGCTGCTAGCAGACTTGGGAAAAAATTCAACCACCATGAGTAATTAAATATTGGTTATTTATGGCCTTAAAACTAATGACTTCCTCTCCCTCTACTTCTACTGACTTGAAGACCAATCCCTCACGAATAGCTGCATTAAGAGAAGGGCCAGCACCAGCAAAAGCTAGGATTTTGTCCATAGTGTCATGACTTACAAATACAGGGTAAGATTCATGTAGAATGGGTACAGTCTTTAGTTGGGGTAGAAGAGAAAGAACCTCTTTTCTTTCAGGAGCAGTAAGATGGCGGCGTTTATCAATGTCCCAAATATCAAAGACATAGAATTCCTGGCCCTTGATTTTTTCAGGATTGTTTTGGATGCCTTCTCCAATAAGCTCCCCTTGAATAGCGATATTTCTACCAATGCGAGTCAGGTCTTCACGAAGATTTAGTTTGTTTGCTGTATTCCAGAAAGAATTGCAGGTATCTTCTTTCAAATCCAAATTACGACTGCAAACTCCAAAATCTTCATCCTTTTTGTAGACAGTCATAGAAGATCCATCAAGTTTAATGGACACTTCAAACTTCTTGTCCTTGTATTTCTCAAAATAATGGGTTAGATTTTGAATACGTTCCTGATCCGTCTTACGAATGAAAGGTGGGAACATTCCTTTTACTAGTCCTGCAAGTTGAGCAGGGACTGGGGGCTCCCATTTCTGGATACCTAACAGTTCTGTGAGGTCTG